AGAAGATGTACAATTTCCCTGGCAACAGGGAATGGCAGGCCTTGGATTTGATAGTGAAGCTATCTATCGCGCAACATTTGAAGAGATAGAATTCTGTTCTAATCGTTTGTACTATACTAATGCTGGTTTGTGTTTTGGACCCAAGCCCGGGAAGGTGTTAGCTAAGTTGGGTTATATTATTAACCCTCCAGTAGGAGTTTCAAGAGAGGGCCTCATTCGTGGTGTGGCTCTCGGTCTTCAAAAATCTTGTAACTTCATTCCACCATTGAAAGCGGTAGTTGATAGGCTCCTAGTACTAACTAAAGACCATAAAGCGGAAACGCGATGGCTTAGGGGGCGTAATCAATATTGGCTCAAAGAGATCACTGTGGGGCATACTCAAGTTTTGGAAACAACACCTGAGATTATGTCTTCTTTAAATTCACAGTATGATTGGGATTACCGCAAGCAGCGGGTCTTTGAGCATCAGCTATCAGAAATGAACTTGGGTGACAAGATGTCTCATCCGTATTTTCGATTGTTATTTGATCGTGATACTAGTGCCCCTCAGGTTATATTCGGAGATTATGGTAATTCTTATACCGTCTCTAGCGTATCAGGTGGTTAAGTCCTCATGTGTGGAAATTGTTTTCCCTTGAGGCTAGTAGTCCCTTAATAGGGACTACTAATGGACTGCATGTTTAAAAACGAACCTGAAATTCAGGTACTTGTAAAAGCTAAGTCTCCACCCTTTTAGGGTTCATGCATGATAAACCTGGTCTTGTAAAGACTATGTGTGGTACCAAAGCCACCAGTTCAGATAAGTGAGTTAATAGCTCATGAGACAAATAATATCGTTCCTTTCAAATGGCTCCATGAGGGAAGCTCAGCTCGATGCTGACGGCCATTTTTCTGAATATTCTGAGGTCAGGTGGTGTGTGGGTTATCTTCCCACCACTAATGAATCTAGGGGCATTTGTCCTTCTCCTAGCACATTGTGTGTCTGTGATTTAAACACTCTGAGCGTCGATGGATAGTCCATCCTGTAACCCTTACCAGGGGGCCATTTTAACTATGATTTGTTAATTTTGGTGATACGTTGATCTGCCTAGTTATTGTCCTACAAAGCAGGGAGTATACGGATGCCACGGCGTGCACGTTAAGTGAAAAGGCATATTAGAACAGTTACAAACGACACTTGAGTCGCATGTTAAACTAAGGGTCTGGTTTTGAAGGGATACGATTAATGGGAACACCACTTGGTAATCGTACGTAACGCCCTACCCACCCGAAGTCGATGCAGATTCATGCCCTTGACTGAAAATCTATTTTAATGCAAGTAACCTTGACGGCATTTTACTTAATTATGTCTTCTAAACTAAAACAATCAAAACAACAAAAACGTCGTCAACCCAATATTAAGAAAGGGCTGAGGCGCAGTGCAGTTGCAAAAGGATTATCCTCAAGCAACTTGTCTAGCGGTAGATTGGGATTAAGCGGAAGTGGCTCAAAGAGCACTTCTCGTAGAGCCCAGGTGATCGAAGAAGACGAATACATTGCTGAAGTCAATGGTTCGGTAGGATTCGCCACTACTGCGTATGCCATTAATCCAGGTCAACAAGGCACGTTTCCATGGGCCTATAAGATTGCCGGATTATATGAGAAATACAAATTTGAGATGCTTGAGTTCTACTACAAGCGGGAAGTTTCAGAGTTTGCAACTAATGGTCAAGCAGGTAAGGTTATGTTATCTGCTGATTATGATGCCTCTGATAGTGCTCCAGCTACTAAGCAACAGGTTGAGGATACAGTGCCGCATATTGATGGTATGCCTTGTACTCCACAGATCAACTTGCGTTTGGACTGTTCACAAATGGCTAACCAGGATTCGAAGTATGTTCGACCTGGTGCGCAACCGGCAAATACGGATATCAAAACGTATGATGCAGGTAATTTCTATATCTCTACTTATGGTTGCACGAATACGAGCGTGGTTGGAGAACTACGTGTTCGTTATCGGTGCAGATTGATGGTACCAGTCCTTGAAAACCCTGTAGGGGGTGCGGCTGGTTTGCCTGGGTCTTCGTTTTTGATAACAAGTAACCCGGCTGGTGAGGCTGCTGCCGCCACCACCGTCTATGTAGCTCAGTTTGCGTCTGCTACAGCGCCTGTCTTGGTTAATAATAGTATTGGAGCCGTTGTTGCATCATCTGGTCTCATTACTCTTTTAGCGGGGTCTTACCTGATTGACTTCGCTAGTGTAGCTGTAGGTTCAGCTGTGGCTATGGGAAACCATGCTGCACTGTATAATTCTGCAACTTCTGCAACCGGACAGATTACAGCGACCATAGCTGGAGCTCAACCGACAAACTTTATATCGGCTTTTGCTCCAGATATGCTCAATAGTGCGGGACAGTATTTGTGGAATACAGCTGTCTTGGGAACAACTTTAGCACTTCAGGTGGATGATACTTATGCTTCGGGATCTGCTTATAACATTTCCTCATTGCATATTGTCCAACTCTAGGGTAGGAACTGGCCCTAAGTAACTTAGTGGGTTAACTCGTCACCACTATTTGATACGAGTCGCCCGTCCACATTACCAGTGTAGGGCTGCTGCACAACAAACTTTCTTTATTAACTAATGTTTCATTGTTGTGTATGATGTTTGAAATTAAGTATATCAATGCCTCGGCGAAGGTTAGGGAAGCTCCCCTTTTGATGAATTATTTTAGGCGAATTGCAGAACGCCAAGTCCAAAAACGCATTGACGTGCGTCCGTGCCAACCCTATTAGGGGTGGTTAATGTAAGCTGATTGGTAGCGATCCCTTTTTAGGGTGAATCACAGCTCTATCATATATAAACTAACAATAAAATCCGTAAGGTACCGTAGTTGTTAGTCGTCAAATTTAAAAT